GGCAGTCAGATCGTTGCGGTAGAGGGTCAACTCATGGGTCATCCCTTGAGTTTTTCGACCTTGTGTGTGATCAACCTCGCTGTCTATCGCACAGCTCTTGTGCGTTGGACTCACGAGGCTCCTAGTAACCGTGAGCGGGGGCGAAGACTTCGCCTCTGCAAACGACTCCGAAAGGCAGTTATCGTCAATGGAGACGATATGCTCTTCAAGTGTGAAGAGTCATTCTACCCAATCTTCATTTCGACCGCAGCGGATGCTGGGTTGAAGTGTTCGATTGGTAAGAACTACCTTTCCCCTTCCCATGCGATGATTAACTCTCAACTCTTCCACATTTCCGGGACCGGACATGTGGTGAGGAAGAGTTATCTCAATCAAAAGATTGTGTATGGGAAAACCGGTGTTGATTCGCCCCTTCGTACACCTATCGGGTGTGCCCGGGACATCAACACGATGGTCCGGTATTGTCCTTGGACCTCTGTCGCCATACCTATGGCGATGAGTCCATTTAGGACTAACCGGAATTTCTTCGGTTCTCGGCCTAACTGGTTCTTGCCTCCCTTCCTGGGAGGGTATGGGCTTGATCCTGCCCATTCAGAGAAACACCCGATCCGGGTGACTAGGGAGCAGCGGCTTATTGCTGCTACCTTTATTTCTCATCCAGAGTACTCCCTTTTTGCTATGAAGGGCAATATGTCCCTCAAGTTAGCAGTTCTGGGAGCGGCCGTGACGAAACCTATTCTGGCTCCGAGAATTGGTCCTCTTCCTGAGGGCTATTCTCGAGAACGTGGTCAATCTCCCTGGTTGGAGAGGTTGGCCATGGCCACATGGGTTTCGACTCCTCACGTCGATTCACGTCTGAAACTTCTTAGGAAGAAGATCAGGCATGATTGGCGTTTGAGACCGATGAAAGGTCCTCGGTTGGAGTATTATCTAGGCTCAAGCTTCACGTTTAAGGATTCTCCTTTGACGTGTCCGAAGCTTGTGGATCTCACTCTACCTTTACGGAATTGATCTGACGTGACAGACGGGGTCCTATAGGGTAATTACCCAAAACGGTGCGAATCTTCGGATTTGCTTAATACTTCCGTGCTAAACAAAATGCCGAGAGACTGCACGGCGTTTCCTTCCCTAATCTGGTCGGCGGTTGGTTAAGAATCAACTAATGGCCTCAGGAAGGTTCCTATAGGATGTACAGTCCCCTCCGATAAGGGGGATCCCGTGACTTATCACAAATGTCTTCAAAGAAGAACACCCGGGTTGCACGCCCCGTTAAGCGTGCACAGCGCGGCGGACCCGCTGAGAGGAGTCCGATTATTGCTGCTCCTGTGGCCTATGCCCAGAAGCAAGGGTTTCCCCTGACATCGAACCGTAAGCGCCGAGTTAAGAACTCGGAGCTTGTGGCTACGATCGATGGCTCAAGCGCACTCACTGTTCAACGGTTTCAGTTGAACCCGGGGTTGGCTAATACCTTCCCTTGGCTCGCTGAGATTGCTGGACAGTGGCAACAGTACCGGTTCCACAGTTTGTGTTTCCGTTTCGTTACCCGTACGGGTACGAGTACTGTTGGCTCGATCATCTTGTCTCCGGATTACAATCCGAACGACCCTGTCCCTGCGGGTGAGGCGGAAGCCTCCAACACGCAAGACTCGGTCGAGGATGTTGTCTGGAAGGATCTTGTTTGCAAGCTCGATCCGGCGTCCATGTTTCCACTTGGATCGCGCAAGATGGTTCGTCGCAGTGCTACCGGTTATGACCGGAACATCTACGACGCGGGCTGCATGAATGTCGTCACACTTGAGTGTGCCGACTCATCGGCTATCGGGAAGCTGTGGGTTGACTATGATGTGGAACTTTTTGTTCCGCAGAACAGTGCCCACGGTGCCCTTGTGGGTCCTCCTTCCGCCATCCAGATTCAGGCTGACGAAGGGATGGTCTGTGTGACGACCGTCGCCAAGACTTGGGACGACGTCACAGTCGATTTCAATCGGATTCCCGATGCTGAAGTCGACGCCACAACTGGCGAAATCACCCTTCCAGAAGGGTGGTACAAGGTTACACTGTACGGTTCGTACGGTGATTCGGATGCTGAGGTCTTCCAGGGAAGCACCTACGTTCGTGTGAACGGAAGTGCCCAGGGAGACCCGGCCTTCTTCAAGGCCAACGTGCCCATGGGTGGGCAACGTCATCCTTTCAGTTTGACCCGCCTCGTTCATGCAGAAGAGGGGGACATCCTGACGATCAGCTCCACTCTTACAGGTGTTGCTGGTACCTTGGGTATCTACTACGGTAATCTTATCGTAGAGGTCGCCATGTGAGCAGTTGATTGACTGCAAGAACGCATACCATACGGTACGCCGATCGGATCCTCA